ACAGATAAATTTCCTTGATCATACAACTTATGACAGTAACAACACATAAATTCTACTATATTTACATCATTAAGTTCATTAATATTTTTCAATAAACAACGAGGTTTTAAATGTGCTGTTTCCAACAAACTTAACGGAAGTTTTTTATCACATAATACACACTTGTGTTCTTTATTATTAACCAAGTATTCTCTTAACTTTGATTGTTCTTTTCTAACCTCTTTTACTTCATATTTTTTATCTACTTTATTGTTTTCAGCTTTTAATTTTATTTGTTTTAAAAATTTAAAAAATTTTACATTTTTTAAAAAATTCTTAATAATAATAAAATAATAGTACTTGTAATCTTTTAATTTATTATTTCCTTTTTCAGTTAATTCGTAAATATTATTTTCATTAAAAATAATATTATCTTTTATTAATTTTAATAACTCATCTTTTATTTCATCTTCGTGTATCGAACTACTATACCTGTTTTTTATATAGTTTAAAATGTCTAGCATTGTATTTTTATTTTTTATATTAAAGGAATTAATAATAATATTTGTTACCGAATAACGTGTCATTAATTATTCATGTTATATATTTTTATATATTCTTTTTAAGCATGTTTCAATAATCATTCTAATAGTTCAACCATTATATTATATCCTCTCTTACCAGACTTACCCGTAATGTCTACACCTTTACTTTCTGATTCTTTGTAATTTAGTTTTTCAAGTTCTTCTTTAAATTGTTTTTGCGTTTTTAGACAATCTTTATGGTTTTTTTTGCACCATTTTTCGTATTTTTCATACATATCTTTTAAACCAACCCTCAAATTAGTTTTTTCCGTAAGTTTAAAGCATTCTGTGGTAAATAAAGTTACACCTATATTCGCTAGATAAGGCGTTAAAGTATTTTTAATTTGTGATGATGCTATTATATTCATTGAATAAATATCGGGTTTATTTTTGTCATATAAGTATAACCAACCATCGGGCGTTTTCCAATAATATTTATCTGGTAATTTTATATCATTTTCTATAAAGTAGTCATTATTTTCGTTATTATATCCATCTGTATTTTGTCTTTCATATTCTTTTTTAATAACTGTGTATTTTACTTTATCACCATCAATGAAATAAGATGGTTTTTCATTTTTTTTAGTATTGATTGGAGATATACACAGTGGGGACTTTTGAAAAGTATAACGGTCTGGATCAAACTTAAAAATATGTGTTTTAGAATTATTATAATCATATATTCTAAGAGGCTTAGAAAGAACTACTTGAGTTCTTGAATTTACAGCAGAAATATAAGATGAAATGTGTTCTTCTTCTATATATCTAGTTAATTTATTACCGTAAGATGTATTTAAATGTTCTTGGTTAAATGTTAGGTTATAATATTTTTTGTCATCATCAGTATTTATACCCTTATCCCAATCATAACCTATAGAATAATATTGTTTTATTTTATATTGTTCATCAAACGTAGAAATATCTGTTTCTTTAATTTCATTAACACATAAATATTCAGGTAAATTTTTTTCTTTACAATATTTTCTTATTTCTTCTTCCGTCATATCGTCAGTCTTTATTAGTGAATATCCATTCATTTTTTTATCAAAATGTTTTTGGGTAGAAAAATTTTTTCTCTTAGGACGTGAGTCTATATATTTCATATATTTTTCAAACCGCATTTCTCCGTAATCAATAATATTTTCTAGTAAATATATAATATCATCGTGACATTCACATTCCATTATTCTTTTTTCTACGATTTTTATGAAAGAAACATAAAAATTTTTCATTATATCTTGTAATTGAAGAGTAGTCCATAAAGTAAGTTTCATATTTTTAACATCATTATCATTATATTTTCCTTGTAATCGCATCCTTTGCGAAATATCGGTGCAGTTAAATGAAGCATGAGAAACAAAATACTGATCTGTTAAATGTAACGAAAATTCATGATAATCATCACTTGTAAAAGAATACCCTCTTTCACCATACTTTCCTGTTATTGTTATGACAGTTTTATATTTTACTGGTATATCACTTTTTTCAAACAAAATTCTTAACAATTTATACACAAGTTTAATATTTAAAGATTTTGTATCAATGTCGTAATAACAATAACCATTAGGCAAAATTTTACCTTTTTGTGTATATATAGGTGACCCATAAACACCTCCTATTTGGTGTAATCGGTGACTAGATGATGACTGATTGGCATCCCATAGAGATAATCTTTTAATTTCATTTTCATATTTTTTCGATAAATATAACCTTAAACATTTTCCATGAAATATAACAAGGAATAAATCGGAATAATCTTCCATTATTTTATATGCTAAGTCAAATTGTTTATCTTTTATCCTTTCTTCACTTATTAGAAGTGAATTATATTTTTGATTTTGTTTTTTTAAAATTTTATTTAAAGTAGGTCTTACATAAAGAATATGGTGTATAATTTTTCTTATGTTAATATTATAATCTTTAATAATTTCATAACTTATACTTTTTTTATTACTTTCGATATCTTTATAATCCCACCAAGCTTCTACTACAGAAGTATTAAAATATATATTATTATTAAATAAACCATAATAATCTGACGCTCTTTTCATCTTATGGACCTTTGATATTTTAATTTGAATATTAGTATTATCACTTAAACGCGTCGTTGTATTGTATAGAAGTGAGTGTGCTGTTCCTGTAATATGTAAAACATATCTTACTTTTTTATATATTTTTGAAAGTAATTCTTCACATGCTGTTGTATCTTTTAAATCATTTTTATTGCTTCCATCGTTGGATGCTGAAGGAGCCATTAGATCACTTTCATCTACTAATACAGTTATATTAACCAGCTCATTATTTTTGCCATTATATTCAGAAAATTTTTTATTTATTTTTTCTAATGACGTATAATGCATTAAAGTAGAAAAAATATCAGTTGGGTTAAGAGCATCTTTATTGTTTAATTTATCAATAACACCGTTACTATTTATATCTTGTAACTCTGGAAGCTTGAAATCTTTCCAATATTTATGTAATTCACTATTAAATTCTTCAAATAAATTTTTAATATATTGGATATTAAAATTATATTTTTCTGTTCCACATATATCATCTTGTAATTGTTTTTGATCTATTCTTAAATTTCTAAAAATATATAAAACGGGTCTTTTAAAAATATAAACAGAAAACCACATTATTATACAAGCTTGTAATCTTTTTCCTAACTGAATATCACCCCACAATAACTCAATAATTGATTTTTCATTATCATCTAGATCTAATGCTTCTAATAATTCCTTTTCAAAAGTAAGCGAGTCTAACTCTTTTGGAATATTTTTTAATTTTATAGGCGTATTACCCCAATTATGTCTTTCCAAACTTTCACCATTTACATATCTACATTTCTCTAACATATCATTTATAATTTTTTCAAGTGGAGCTTTAAGCTCCTGTTTTCGCGAACTATAAAATTCAACCAAATTATCTTGAAATGACATTTTATTTTTCATATAATAACTATAGGCATTTATTTAAGTGGTTTTTATTATATCATTAAAAAAAAATGCCTACTTTGTGTATAAAAAAGTAGAACATATATAATATACAGATATATCAATTCAATTCCCAATATCATAAAATTGAAACGACTTAAAGTCAATAAATAAAATATAAATAGTTCAAAAGTCCAACCAAACAAACGCCCAGAAATGTCTATCGAAACACTTGTTGCTGCCGCCATCATTGCCGCTGAAGATATTGACGCCGAGATCCCCCCTACTCCCCGCGTCGAAGTTGAAGAATCCAAATATCCTCGTTCGCTCCAAGAGGTTGCCGACATTGACTTGTCGTTTCTGAAAGACTCGTGGGCAGCCGATATGCTTCGTGATGCTATGAATGCCGTTGTTCTATCACAAGAAAAACCAGAAATCATCCAGAAGAAAATCGATGTATGGACTTATCTCTCGACCTATGAGCCCCCTAGCGGGGAAGGATTTATGTTTAGTCGCGGTGACTTGGTTGTTGAATCCGTTCAATATAATATGAAAGTCGGACATTCCGGAGGTAGTATGGCACTCACAATGCGTCACCTTCAACTACTCGCCAAGATCGGTCTTCCGGAATACCGTAAGGGATATTTAAATAAACAAAGTTAAATATTTTATAGCATCAAATGAGATAAAATAATTCTACAAATGTAATATAACAAATTGAAAGACAAAATATATCAAGGTAAGTAACTTTTTATTTTAATTTTTATGATTCGTGCGTCTGCGTTTATGAGTGTTCTTTTTCTTTTTATATCCTCCATCATAAATCGCGCTAGGATTATCTTTTATGCTTTCCATAAATGCCCGATGCTCTTTCATTATTTTTTTATCACGTCTTCGTTGTGTTCTTCTTCTTCTTAATTTCTTCGAATTCGGACTAGGGCTTGGATTAAATCTTGGAGTAAATTGAGTGCCTTGAAAAAAATCACTCCGCGCCTCGGCTTTGTTAGCAGGTCTTATTGTTTTTCCTTTTTTATTATACATTTTTACACCTAAATTATCCTTTAAAAAATTTTCGTCAAAATATATGAAATCAAATAATTCGTTATGTCTAATATTATCTTCCCATTCATCCTCTACGAAATACTCAACATCATCATGTCGTTCGCGATTTGCTCGTATAAAAATATCAACTATCATATTTCTTGCTTGTTTATCAGCCTCTGCTGTAAATTCATCCGAAATAGTGGGTGTAATAAAATAACGATCTACATAACTTTTGATATATTTTTTACCTTTTCCATGTAATTCTCGGGTTATATCATGTAAGACTTCTAATACTAACTCTGAAACAGTGTCCATAGGATAATATTGAGGCGGGACATATTGACTATTATATCCTTTACCTGGGGGGTTGCTAGTGCTATGTTCTACATAAAAAGTAGGGAAATCAAGATATTCACCTGAATTTTTAGGAACAAAAACAGCTTCGAATCTATCTCCAAATGTCCAGTTACCAAGGCAGGGGATTAAACTACCTGGACAGCTATATTCAAGAACCATAACTCTGTCAACTGGTTGCCGAATACTACTACGATTTTGATCAGCTGTATTTGGAACATCGCCAGGATATTCCCATTCAGCGCTCATCGGCGCACCAATATTATGTAAAGGGTCTACTGTTGCGCGCCATAGTGACATAGCTTGATTATCGCTTTCTTGCTAACTTCTAGATGAGCTTCTACGCGAACTACTGGATGAGCTTCTACGCGAACTTCTAGATGAGCTTCTACGCGAACTTCTGGATGAGCTTCTACGAGGGCTTCTTTCTTGGTCAGCCATTGATGTAGTATACTATATATATATATATACACTAAATATCTTATTTAAAATGAATTAAAAATAATAACCAACTATATATTATAACACAACTAAAACGGAACACAATACTTTTTCACCTAATTTTAATGATACTCAACTAGATGGTGTGCTAGGTCATAAAATAGTTATTAGCGTCCATCGAGGAAAGAATACACAAACCAAAATTGAAGGCATCCCGTCACATTTTAGTCTGAATAAACTTCTAAAAAAACTAAAGGCAAAAGACATGTTGGCATGTGGAGTACATATCGCAAAAGATAAGGGAACAGGATGCGAATTTATTGTGCTCCAGGGCAGATTCTCGTCTGAAGTTGTCGCATTCTTGACAAGCGAAGGATTAGCAGATTCGGACAATATAGTGTGTCGCGGAGAGTAACATGGAGATGATGTCAAAATAATGATATAAAAAATATTATAAAAAGTAGTATAAAAATATAATAAAATATATA